GTTTCTGGCACTCCACGCAGTTTGCATAATGCTCGAGAACACTTAAAGGCAATCCGAGTCTTTCCAACTCCTGTGGGCCCGTGAAGCCAAAATACTCCAGGAGCTCCTGTTCTAGGTGGTCGAATGAGGGATCTAAGAATAGTGAGACCTTTGTAGAACTTAACTATGGCTATCCCTCCGGCCTCATCGGCAGATAAATCCTTTAAGGATTCACCACCTTGAATTCGGGTGACAGCTAATGCAATGTCAGTACGCTTACCTGGCTGGGGCATTGTTCCCATTTCGAACGGACTCGAATCTTCCTTGCTGCAATAGATACGCGATTCTTCGGGTGTTCCACGCATAGTCTCTATATGAGCACGCTTGAAGCCAATCAATGTCTTCAGCTTGGAGAGAGTCCATTGTGAACCAAGTATGCATGCGCCTTGCAAGTGTGGGGTTCCACTCGTGCTCACTTCTTTCCCAACCATGATCCACTTTACAGTCGGGGCAAACTCTTTCACCAGATAGTCGTACTCCCTCGGGGTGTAGTTGTTCAACGTGAACACGAAGCGCGATAAGCGAACGCCATTCTTCACTGGTCGTAGGGGTCCTCCTTGTGCAGTCTTCATCGGTATTCTTGTGCATCTCCGAGTGTGTTCACGCGACTTCTTTTGAACCGCAAGTGACCGTTACCCGCCTTCCCGGGTAAGAAATAAAATTCCTCGAAGTTTTATGGCCCGGGAACCACTGCCTAGGACTGAAGTAGGTAAATTGTTACAGTGGCACCCATGGCTTAGCCGGTTAGCACCCTGTCTGTGGGAAGCAAGACTTATAAAAGGACGCGAGTTCGACCCGCGGCAGTGTCACCTTTTTTTTATCTTTTATGTTTTTTTTGAACTCCGGCCGCCGCCCTGGCTGGCCGCTGCTGCCCTGGCTGGCCACAGGTATGTATTGGGGGGCGGGCCCGAAGGGCCCCCGGCCTCCGGCCGGCACGCCCGCCCTGCCTAGTCACGAACAGCGAGGTTAACATTATATTTATTTAATTAGGATCACTAAATCTGATTCTGTTACTGAAGAACAAATTGCTGTTCTTATCTGCACCAGCAGCTACGGTTCCTACGGTTACCAGCAGCAGCGCACCACTGGCAATGTCGGCTATGGTTCCACCATTTGTACTATTGAAGATGGTTTCAAGATTAACTTTCCTGTACTTTTTGAAGAAGTAGCAGGTTCTGTTCATTAAGCTAGCGTTTACTGCTCCACCAGGAATGATGAGGGGATCGAAGGTAAAGTTCTTTTCCCATATAACTTTGAATCTGTCTCTGTAGTCCATGTTGAGTTGTGATTGTGTAGCATTTCCGGGATCTTTGAGGATATCACCAATTGCGGCGATAGATCCATTTGGTTGAGTATCCCAAACTAGCATGATTCTAGCAGCTTGAGATTCGGATGTACATCCGCTAAGTGTATCGGAAGCGGCCTCCAGTGTAATAAAACCACGAAAGAAAATCTTCTCAATGCATGCTTTTCTGCCAACACGGTTCTGCATGTCAGAACCCAAGGTAGGCAGGAACAGAGCAGTAACGGTACCAGTTGTAGTGCAAGCTTTGCTGGTAGGACCCACATCATATACTTTCTTTTCAATAGCATTAGGTCGGTAGCCTCTATTACTTAGAGGCACGTAGGGTCGGACTCTCATACTAGGTCCACTGATAGTCACCGGAAGCGGCTGTTTAGGGTATAACCTTCGCTTCTTTTGAAAGCCACCTTTTGAAGCGTCCCAAGAGCGCCCGCGTTTCATACTTTTAAAATAATTCGGAATTTTTTCGCATATTCCCGGAAGCGCATACAGCGTGCTCTAGGAGGTTGGGGAATAGTATTACCCCCAACCTCCTAGGGGCAGTGGCTAGGGGGGGCCGCCCCGGCCCCGCCGCACTCTCAATCAAACAATTAAGTAATTAGTTTGTTTATTTAATCAGAGGAAAACTCCTCGGTTAGTGAACACCATTCTTCACTGGACTCCGACCACATTGAGGATAGTGCGTACGAAGTCAGCGCGAGACGGCTTGTCGAGGGGCTCATCGAGCTCGAACTGCTTAGATATTCTTCGGTTGAGCTGGGCGATGTCCTCGGGGACATGTTCCTTTCGGGTGGAAAATAGTACCTCTGGCGACTCGGGACAGGTGATAAAAATGAAGGACGGGGTCCAGGATACGAACCCTCCTTTAAATTCGACTGAGACAGGATATCGGTCAAGGAGTCGGAGGAGGAAGGCGAATGAGGTGACGTGCTTACCTCTGAAGTCGTCAAAGATGGCGCAGGTATGTCCATCGTATCCGTCGAACCAGCGAAGTCCTCCTGATGAAATCCAAACATCGGTTTCTGGCACTCCACGCAGTTTGCATAATGCTCGAGAACACTTAAAGGCAATCCGAGTCTTTCCAACTCCTGTGGGCCCGTGAAGCCAAAATACTCCAGGAGCTCCTGTTCTAGGTGGTC